CTTACCATTCCAGACAGATGAACAACCTACAGAATATACTCCATAGGTTTGCCCACAATCCATACAAGTGGTGCCTGCCTGCTCAAGTCGTTTGAGTAGTGCCTTCTTCTCTTTGAGAGTCATAGGTCTGTTTCGTATAAGAGTATTATAGGGCATCAAGACTCTTCAGTCTCTTCTGGTGTGCCAGTTTCTGAAGTGTCTTCGTCAGGCAACTCCTCATCCAAATTCACACCATCTAAAACTTCATTTGACCATTCTAAAATACTTTCCCTGACTTCTTCCCAAGTATATGTTTTTTCTTTACCAGTTTCAATATCCTCTACCATTTGTAGCAGATATTCAAGAAACTCTCTGGGATAAACATCATCATCATTCAATCCTACCCAAAACCACTCTAAACACTCTTGTTCTGGGTCTTCTACTGTTCTGGGGAGAGCATAATTTTCATAGGAAGAACCCATCAGATCTGCCCAGATTCTGAAGTTATGACGAATAGTTTGCCATCCAGTCATCCAACAATGACCAATCCAATACTCCCACCAGTTCAGAGTGGTTTTCATTTTTTCAGTTCCTTTAACTGCTTTGCTAAACATCAGCACTCATCCATTCCAAGATAATCAATATCTTTTTCATCTACTTCCTTCATATAATCCCAGTTCCAAGTTCTGGAAAACACATCAATATCAAACCCAAACTTATATGCCCAGAAAAGAATACCTAGTAAACCATTACTTCCAGAAGTAATCTGAATATAAGGCCACGATGGATAATCATTCCAACTTACAGAAAACTGAAACAAACTCCATCGTTTAATATTAACAACTTGAACATAAACTTCGTGCCCAAAGTCATAACGATGCTTAAACTTAAATAATTTCATTTTTTAAACTCCTTCTCAAGTTCTTTAGCAAGTTTCAAAGCACGACGCCACATCAGATATTTTACCACAGGATTGCGAGGATTGTGAAGCAACCACCACTTTTGTTTTTCATAGTAAACTTTTATGAGTCTTGTAAGATAATAAAAAGCAGCAGCGACACTCTCATCTGTTGCGATGAAGTATGCCACTACTGCGAATACGATAAACCAAGCGTAATAAGTCATCGTCTAGGTCTCATAGTTTTATTATTTAACCAAGAAATTGATCCAGACTAGATACCGATGCGCCTTTTGCGGACTTTTGAATGTAGGTTTTGGCGGATTTGTAATTGTTTGCTAGATGAACCTGCTGTCCGTTATGAATAATCATAAATTTTTTACCAAATGGAACAGCAGCCCACATTCCATCCTTTGTTATATAACCTTGTGGATCTGATGGTTTTGGATTTAAGATTCCTGGACGATCTACAAAAGGTTTCTGAAAGTTTTCGCTCATCCGAATACAGCGGTCACACCAACAACTTTAGCACTTGGGTTGCGTGCCAGAGCAGTCCGCTTGGCATCATCATAATCGCGTGCTTCAACGATCTCATCAAAGACTTTACCAGCGACATAGAGTTGAACTTTGCAACGCATTGGGGGATTCCTCCTTGTGTGTGAGTATTATAGCAGAAAAGTCAGCGCCTGACAACGCTGATGGCAGGCATACCCTGCTGGAACACGGTGTCCACCACCGCCTGGACCTTCCTAGCGGTGCTCACGCCCACTGCAGAGTAGACGGGGATGCAGACCAGACCAAACGACTTGGTGTAGTCTACAAGGCGCCCAGGGGCGATCCTACCGCTCTGGAGACCCGCTGCGTCGTCCTTGTGAAGGCGAATGACCCGCCCGATGGTCTGGGAGATGCCGATGTAGTCCATGGAGCGCATGAACAGCACTGCCTCCAGACCAGACACGTTGATGCCCTCGCTCAGAATGCTGTGGTGAAGAACAACGAACTTCTTGTCATCATCCTTACCCCAAGCACTCAGAGTGTCAAAGAATACCTCACGGTTGACTTTCTGACCATCAATCACAGCACCAGTCTTGGAAGTGATATACATCCAAGAGAACCCACGATCCTCCAGTTGCTTACAGAAATCAGTTTGAGAAACCAGACTCTGAATTTGCTTGGTTGCCTTGGAGCAGATAAGAACCTTACCTACCTCTTGAGCATCGATGGTCTGAATCAGATTCTCACAATCAACATCAGCAATGATTTGACCCTTACCCAGCATCTCAAACTGCTGCACCACAACTTTAGGGGGCACAATGAAACCACCCTCTACAAGTTCAGGGGCAGGAACATTGCAAATCACCTGCCCATAAACAGTGCCGTCATTCATCCCAGGTTTGGAAATAGTAGCAGAATGTTTAGGAGTAGCAGTGAAGAAATAGCAGCGGTCAGCATTAGCAGCGAAGTGCTCCGTAGCAGGAAAAAAGTGACGCTGAACAGAGTTGTGTGCCTCATCAAAGTAAATGGTATCAACCTTAAGGTCTGCCTGTTGCAGACGCTGCAGAGAGTTGTAAGTGGTGAAAATCAGTTGATGCTTGTAGGCACGACGGGACCAGTTATAAATCTCGGAAGGTTTGGTCGTGCTTTGGTGATGAGTCTCACCACTGTGAACATGAAGAACAGCAGCAGTGGTGATAAACTCTAGGAACTCGCTAGACAACTGCTCTGCCAGGATGATGCGCGGTGCCACCACTACGATGGTTTTAGGAGCATCAGACTGAAACTCACGCAGAGCATCAAAGATGGCAACGTTGGTTTTGCCAGCACCAGTCGGCATAATCAGTTGACCACGTTGATGCTTTTCCATAGCATCAAGACCACGCTGCTGATGGGGGCGGAGTTGAATCACTGACCTCATTGCGTATAGGACTATTATAGCAGAAAACCGCCCCTGGTGCGGACCCGGGGACGGTTCTTAAAGTGTCCTAGTGTCTTGTCTTCAACCGGAACAAAGGTACTCTAGCAGTATTTGAATACTTATGTCAAGTATCAATAGAAATCATTCCAAGTAGATCCATTATAACCCTGATGCTTTCCAGTGCTGGAGTTAAAGATAATTGCTCCAGCACCAACAGATGTTGGAGTAATCGCATTCCTTTCTGATGTTGTTAATACGGGTGGATAGAAAGCACCTCTTAATGATGCTGTGAGATTGGCAAAGCGTAAGTCAATTGGTCCAATAGGAAAGGCAGAGTTAATTCCAATTCCACCAATTCCGCGAATAATAATATTACTATTATAGATATTGGTTTGACCAAATACTTGTAAGGATCCAGAGTCAAGGACTCCATTCGCAGGATCGTCAATCTGTGTTAATGGTGCTGTGGTTCCAATACCGACCTTTTCAGTAATACCTACAGTTCCACCCACATAAAGTCTTGGGTCAAAATTAGGACTTGTAGTAAGAATACCGATTTGGCTAAAGAATCCTGTCTGCGCTCTTGCATCTAGACCAACAGCTGGGCGTGTGGTTCCGATACCAACCGATGAGATTCCAGATACATGAAGTTGTGATAATGTCGTAATTCCAGATGTATTGTTTAGGTTGACATTCGCAAGAATGCCACCAGATCCACCTAAGACTGCTTTGTTCGCACCAGATCCAATTGTAAGAGTTCCAAGTACCTCAGCAGATCCACCAAAGTATGCCGTTCCTGTGACAGTAGAAGTTCCTACAACGTGTAAGGTATTGTCTGGATTTGTTTTGCCCAGACCCAACCTACCGCCGTAAGTTAAGGTCATTAACTCAGCATTAGTCTGACCATAAATCCAGTTAAAGTTCCCTGTTCCTACACCAGCACCACCAGCGTGAATATGTTGATTAAATGCTCCAGTGGATCTGTTCAGAACATCAAAAGTCCCCTGTGAGTTACCAAATCTTAAAACAACAGAACTATTTCCAAGACCTACAGATTGACCAATACTGATTCTTGATTCACCGGTGTTGCTTAAGACTTCAACTGTTGTGGTTCCATCCTTACGAACTTGAATTTCTGATGTGGGATTTGCTGTTCCCACTCCAATTAAACCAGCACCAGTTGCTGTGAATCCAGTTCCGCCAGTTCCAACATTTAGAGTATTAGCAATTGTAGTAACACCAATTGGAGACTGAATAACTTCAATCGTATCTGTTACAATTCTCGTAGCCGTAATAACACCAACATTAATATTTGGTGTGCCTGTCAGTGAAGAAGCACTTTGAGCAGTTCCAGTTACGTTTCCAGTTACGTTTCCAGTAACTGATCCAATGAATCCACCAGTCGCAGTGATGATTCCAGAGACACTGATATTTGCTGGAAGTTTGGCATTATCAATGGTTGGCAAGAACGCATTTAAAATCGTTCCGTTTGTAATATTGTCAGCATTTAAGTTGGTTATATTTGTTCCAAAACCAGCAAAAGCGTATGCTGTGACGACTCCAGATGCCCTTATATCGCCTGTTGAATTGAATCCTACCCCTCTACCACTAGCGTTTGGATTAGCACCAACCTGGAAGGTGCTACGGGGATCTGTGGTAGCGATACCAACGTTACCTGCGGCATAAATTGAAGTAAAACCAAGACCTACATCAATATCAACCCATTGTGATGTTGGAAGATTAGAAAGAGTGGCACCATTACCATAAAAAGCAGTGGCTGTAATGATGCCACTGCTTGCCGAAGCACTGATATTATTACCAACTCTAAGTTCTGTGGTTGTTGATACACCAGTTACAAAAAGATTTCTAGAAGTAACAAGTCCTACCGAACGAATATTTCCATTTACATCTAATCTTTCGGTTGGAACTGTGCTACCAATTCCAACCTGACCACCACGAACGACTAGATCGTCATCATCAACTTGAACTCCATCCCTAAAGTTAAAAGTCTTTCTAATATTAGACATCTTGGTTTTTTAGTTATTTATCGTTCAGTTTTTGCTGAAGGTCATCAACTTTATGTGATAACTCTTTAATCGCTTCAATCAGAAGTGGAGTGATCTTTTCATACTGAACTGCCTTGAAACCATTGTCTCTAGTCGTGACAATTTCTGGTAGGACTTTTTCAATTTCTTGTGCGATGACTCCAATATCCTTACCAGTATGTGATGACTTATCATTCCAGTCAAAGGTGTTACCACTGATTGAAAGAACCTTTGCGAGAGGATTTTCAATTGGAGTGATATTATCTTTCAATCTTTCATCAGAACTATAGAATGCTGTAATGTCACCAACAACATTCAGTGCTCCACTTATTAGAGTCGTAGATGCTTCAAGGTATAAATCATCATCGGAATCATTTTGAATTCCAATATGTAATCTTGTATTTTCACCCGATTCTACGTAATATTTAATAAATGCTCTATCACCACTACCACCACCGATATCTGATGCCCACTCAATTCCGTTATTAACTGCACTTCCGGAAGAAGGAATAATTCTTCCAGTAAATGTGCTGTTTCCAGTAACTCCCAAGGTGCTAGAAAGTGTAGCAGCACCAATAACACCAAATGTTCCTGCTACAGAAACATTTCCACCAACATTCAGATTCTTCTCAAGTCCAAATCCACCATCAACAATCAGAGCACCACTATCTTTGCTGGTTGATTGTGTTGTATTGGTGATCTCAACGGTGTTATTAACCTTCAGAGTTCCGTTAATGATGGTGTCATCGTTAATTTTAATTTCCTTATTGAATGTAACAGGACCATCAAACTGTGACAGAACTGTTCCAGAGTTTCCACCTTCAACAATCAGTCTTTCTTTAATGACAACTTCATCAAATACAGCAGACAATCTTGAAGGATCTTGTCCTGTAATTGTTGGTGTTGGAATATCAAATGTTTTTTGAGTTCCCGAAGATGATGAATACTTAGTATTACCAATGAAGAAGTCACCATCGCTGTTCATACCAGTATAAACAACGGTTCCACAAGATCTTTCTTGTGCCTGGACAAGAAAGTCCTCTCTTTCGGTCAGAGTCTTGACTTGAACTTGTGGTAAACCAGTTGAATAGTTACCAGGACCATATCCAAGATATTCAAATGTGTGTCCAGAAGCACGAATAATGGATGGTCTACGGAATTCAATTGCCAGTGGTTTGATCTTCTTAATCAATGATCCACCAGAATGATTCTGTTTTCTTGTTCCCAGAACACCACGAATGACTGTAATTTCATTAAGACTTGATCCAGTCAATGTAGAACTGGTGATTCTCATAATCTCATTATCAATCTGAATATAAGATCCAAGTGGGAATCTTGTTACTGTTCCAATTCCAGAGTTAGTTGTCTGAACATGGAATGTAGTATCATTTGTAACATTTGAAAGCAGAGTCAGGGTCTCTCCAGCATAGAAAGAAATACCACGAGCACCTAGGTTCTCTGTTGAAGAATCAGATGTTCCTTCATTTGCCGACAAACCGTGTCTTAGAATATAAAGTGGAGATAGGGAACGATTAGTCGTTGCCGAGAATGTATTAACACCGACTCTCTCTTTAACCAGGAAGTCTCCAATGTTATTATTAGAACTGTCTAGAACTCTAAAACGATTTCCAGATACAAGAGCGTGACCTGAAGAACAATTGAAGGTTGAGACTCCACTGACTGAATCGTAAGAACTTGTAGAGACATGAATTGATGGTCCCAAATCAATCGCATATTGATTTGTGGCGATTCTTGGATCACCATTTGTAATCGCAATCGCAACTGTTGTGGTTGAAGGAACCGACGAGATTCTGTAGTATCCGTCTGAAGTGGTTCCAATACCAGTGATTTGGAGAACATCACCGATATTTGTAGAAATACCAGCAGTTGTGACTGTAAGACCAGCACCAGCACCAGCCCCGATCAGTGATGTATCAAAGTCAAGTTGTTCGTTGTTTGTATATCCTGAACCACCATCAATGATATCTGCGGATCTAATACTTCCACCAGCGATAGTGACTTTTGCTGTGGCACCATCCCAATTGCTGGTTCCATCATTGAACAATTTAACATTATAGAAGGTTCCGTTTGTATATCCAGAACCACCAGTTAGAGCATTGTATGTGATGATACCACTGAATCCATGCTCTCTTTCAAATGTAATTGTGGCAATACCAGCAGTAGTGCTTGTGAATGAAGTAGAAACTCCAGAAATCTTAAGACCAACGCCAAAGTCCTTGACAAATTGGTCTGTTGCTTCTCTGGTAATACTCTTCTTTAGATCATTAGTTGAGACATCACCAAGAGGACTTCTCTTCGCAAATGTCTTTGCTGATCTTGGATTATCATCTATATTGTCCTTATCAAGTTGTGGATACAAATCTACAACATTCTGACTATACTTAAGGCCAGTAAATTCAGTTGAAATCGCATTGTCTGCCTTCAGAACATACAGATGGTAGATTCCATCTTGAGTGTTGAAGATATAAGGACTGATGACTTCACTTCTATAAACAAAGTAGTTAGACTTAAGATCATTTCTCTCAAATCTTGGCAGTGATGTATTTCTTGTGGATACATTGTTTGTAAATGTTCCGACGCTATGAGTGACTCCATTAACATCAGTAGTTGAATATTGAAATCTCTTGTCGTCAACAACTGCTGTGACTTCAAAGGTTCCGTTGTATCCAATGTCATTTGTTCCAGCAGTATTTGTTGTGCTGGTTACATTACGAACAATGATTTGCTCACCAACATTCAAGTTGTGTGGAAGTTCTGCGAGAACTGTTACTGTGTTAGTAGAAACAGAACAAGTACCAATGAATCTTGGATTTCTATTATACGCATAATCCGTATCACTGATTGATGTGAGTGTAAAGTCAGTATTGGTTCTAGCACCAGTGCTGCTAGATTCTTGAATGATAAATCCATCGCTAGGATTTTTTCCGTTAATGGATTCTTTTGGAATAACGACACGAACCTTATAGAGTTTTTCGTCCAGAGATCTTGGATCGTCCTTTCTCTTGACAAAAGATACATTGGTTCTTGAAGTCAGATTTGCGACACCTTGAGAGGCAATCGCACTATAGATTTGATTGCTTGATTGTGTTTTTACGAACCAATTTGATCGTAAAGTATCCCATTGAACTGGAGATCCAATGTCTCCTGCTGCTTTGTCTGATACTCTACTGACGATTGTGAGTTTTGCTCCACCATAAACAGTAACTGTTGATCCATTTTCTGCGTTTGTTTGTGATGAAGCAAGTTTAATTTCAGTGGATGATTGGCGAATCGCATAGTAAAGAGTATTATCAAGAATGTTTTCTGGCAGATCGCCATCATCACTGAAGATTCTGACTGTTTCACCAGTTTGAATCTGATGAGTTCCAAGAGTAAAGATATTAGATGAAGGTCCAGAGAGAACTGGATAATACTTTTCTCCTACACTGTTACCTTGAGCAATGGTTGTTCCTGATCCAAGAACATTGTCAAGCATACAGATTGATGCTTCACTGGTTCCAGAACCAATGTTTACATACAGTTTATCGTTCTGTCTAGCACCAATACGATAACCTTGAATGATGATTGGTGGAGCATCGTCTTGGTCATTATAACCAAACAGATACAGGTGACTTGAAATGCCGACAGAGGTTGTTAGTCCAACATCAAGCGAGATCCAGTCAATGTTGACTTCTTCCTCTACATTTGCTCTTGGAGTAATAATAGAAGTCACATAGGCATTATTGTCTTTCGCAAATGCTTCTTTTTTGAATCCATCTGCTGATAGCGAGATCTGACCAAAGTTGGAGTTGGAGTTGGTAATAGATCCGTCACCACCAGATTCAGAATCAAAGTGCTTGTTAAATCCAATCGCAAAAACAGAAACGATCTGAACGAACGAATCATTTGTCATTTTGACGTGACTGGTTTCCCAACCGTGTCTGTAAATCGCATCGGCATCTAGGTGATAGACTGTTGCTGGATCAAGAGATGATGCTGCCGCAGAAAGAGCAGCACCTTTGGCAAGACTAACAGTTATACCTTCATAAAGTCTAGAGGTCTTGTTATATTTTACAAATGAACGGTCGTCTTTTTGTAGAGAAACGGCGGTGAACTGTGCCACGACCATTGAACGGAAACCAGATGCCTTGCTACCATCAGCAAGCATTCCGTTCATACCCCATACGGATCTCAGAGATACGTTGAAAATGTATGGAGAAGCACCAGAAACCGTATCAGTTTCAATGGTTACGGTTCCAGAAGCAACACCAGGAGAAGCAGGGAGATTATCTCTTACAAAAGGAAGGAGATAAGTGAATTGTGTCGCACTGATAACATTCTGAACTTTTGTTGAGATGTTATAATCTAGTGTGCTGATTCCATTAATCTTAATTGGAGTTCCAGCAGTAAATCCGTGTGCCGATGTGGTTGTTACGGTGATAACGGTTCCTGGAGTTGATCCATCTCCAGAAATAATCGCAGAAATATTAACTGGATCGGGAGCAAAAGCACCAACGATTTCCCATTCTGGACGCTGCTTGGCAAATCCAAGAGTATCGGATGGGTACTTTTGATCAATATCTCTACCAGACGCACTGTTAAATGCGTTTGATAGTTTGCTATAATACATATCAAGATCGGTGATCGTATATCCCTGTGGGACATTGACACCATCAGCATACTCAAAGCAAGTCAGTTTATGGTGAGAGAATGTTGGTTTTGACTGATTATTCGCAGAGAAATCAGCATCATCCGTATAAACTAGACCAGTTTCATCACCATCAAACAGAGAGAACTGCCAGAAGTAACAAGCACCAGTGATTCTAAAGATCGCTGACTTTTCTACGCTTGTATCAGTTGGGTTTGGAACATACTTTGGACGCAGTTTGGTCTTTCTTAAGTCAAGACCAACGATAGATGTACCTCTTGGAACAACAACACCACCATTAATACTGTTAAACTTGTAGAGAATGTTGTCGTTTTGTGTGATATCAAAGTTAGAGGATAGTGTCAGAGTCAGAGTATCTTGTGCTGCCGTCTCTGCTCCTGATGGTGATACCGCAGTCGCAACACCACCTACATCTTTGATCGCAAAACCAGGTCTGTTATCAATGACGTGCTCGCCAGGAAACAGAAGAATGGTTGTTTTTTCTGTAATATCGTTATTGCTGCCTCTCAAGTATGAGAATCTTGCCGACTCAATAAGAGCTCTTTGAATTGTTTTGAAAGGTTGGGTTAGGGAGTTTCCCTGATTTGAAATACTATCAGTTGCGTCAATGTCATTTGGATTAACGTAGAGAATTCTTCCCTCTGTGTTTTTAACAAAATTCTCTAATTTATTAAGAGGCATCGGATTATATTCGCCAAAATATTTCTATCTTTTATTTATCCCAGTAAATCCTCTTCATTATATTCATATTCAATGTCATCTGGCATATCTTCAGGGTTCTCTAACTCAACTGGAAAGAAGCAAGGATGAACCTCCTCATCTATCAAGTAGAAGGAACTTCTGTATAAGTCATCTGGTTCAAATGTACGATTCTTATCTGCTGCTCTACAAAGATCTTGATCGTATAAATGACCGTCAGGAAGTTCGTCAAATGTGAAAGGAACGTGATTGATAAAATACATCTTCACGATCATACTGCCATCGTTATACCAGCAGTATGCAGTGTCGATACGATAAGACATAGGGGTTTTCCCATATATCTTATTTATTTTTATAGGGAGAGGGGGACTTGAACCCCCACGGGCAATGCCCAACAGATTTTAAGTCTGGTGTGTCTACCGATTCCACCACCTCCCCGTAGGTGCTCCTTGTCAGGATCGAACTGACCTCACGCGAATTATGAGTTCGCTGCATTCGCCAGATTGCTAAAGGAGCGTTCGCTATTCGCAAATACCGAATAGCAATGGGAATACTGGGAGTTGAACCCAGACTAAGCCCTTATAAGGAGCCCGCTCTAACCATTAAGCTATACTCCCCTACAAATACTACTGTGCTTCGTTGTTCAACTCAGTATGTATTCGTATGAGTTCGTCATCAACGGGCATCATCACTGCTGCCTGCCCGTCCTCATTAACGATTCCTATGTGCTCGCCGTTCTCTACACGACTCATAAGTTCATCAAATCTTTCTTGAAACTCTTCCACAGTGAAAACTTCCATTTTTCAAAGAGGGTTAGCGTAGGCAAGACAATCTTCGCTTACTTGATTCCTGACAACATCCAGGACACTCATAAACTGATCAACAGTCTCACATTCTACGATTCGCTCGTCACCTTCACTAGAATACAAATAAAACTTACGTGCCAGAGTATCCACGACACAGCGGGATAGAAACTCTTCGGTGTTGGCAGTCATGGGGTGGTTTCGTTGATTACCCACATATTATAGGGCATCTGGCGCCTGGCGTCAAGGGGTCACTGGAACTCGGGTACGGAATTGATAGAATTCATTAAGGATTGTGTATTCGTCTTCAGGGTGCCTATCCGACCGTCAGCAGATTTGTTGCCCCATAAGATAATTTCCTCATCCAACTTCCCATCTTTTACAAGATTAACATTGGTAAGATACGAATCTCTTTGAGATCTTAATGCTGTTAATTCAGCAGCAATACTAGTAATAGAATTTGCATATCCAACGCAAGTGGCAGTAATTGGTGCTGGATGACCTACTGTAAATACCGTTCTATAAATCCCTACATTTGTCCCATCGTTATTTGATGTTACAGATTGATATCCACTTCCAAGATTTGATGCCGAAAGTGTAACTGTAGAGTCTGATGTAAATGGATTTCTGGCAGTGTAGTCTGTAAGTCCACTATAAACCTTGTTCTTTGCCTGATCCTGATAGACGGTGCTTCCAAAACCGATCTGAACACTATTTACAATCAAAGCGGCAGAACTGGTAGTAGTCAGTCCAACGGAACATCCAAGACCAACAGCAGAAGACACTAAACTTACGATCTGGGATTTCTTAAAATTAATCTGATTGTTTAGATCTAGAATTTTTTGATCTAAAATCCCAGCACTCTCTTGTAGACTTTCTATTTTATTTTCAAGTTTTTGATATTCGTTTTGCTTTATTGTTGTAGGAAGTTTAACTGGGTTTTCAACGATATTATCATTTTGATTCCAAGTTCCATCAGGATTTTGATTAATTTCCTTATATGTCAAAGACTCTGTGGGAGTTTCGTTGACTTGATTCGTGTCATATTCATTCAAGGAATCTAAATCTTCCTGTAAATATCCAATCGCTGCCTTTGGTGCTCCAGTTGCCATTGCTTATGCTCTCCCATTAATTACATATTCATCATTATTTCCTGGATAATCTAGTGGAGAAGTTCCAGGATATTCTGAAATATTTTTGGTTGTATCTTTTCTCTCTCCATAAACTGTATAGTAACAATTCACTGGTATTCCAGAATTATTCTTTATATGTATTTTATTTCCAGAAACAATTTTTTCCACATATAATTCTTGATACTGTCCGATTGGTGTCAAGTTGACAGTAATAGATTCTTCGTCAACGAGATCTTTCCAATAATCTGGTAGTTCAATTACTGTTGAACCTTTTAATTTTCCACGGACAAAGACATCAGCACCTGGTCCCTCTAAACAAATATATCTTAATCTATGATTTTCTTTAGATGGATGTTGAATATCAAATGATTTCTTTCCAGTACAACCAGAAATATCTACTCCAGAGATGGATCCACCAAAAGCTGTAATCGTGATTGTTGGTCCTCCAATATAAATGTCCTTGCCACCAATATTGATATTTTTTCCAACGATGTTTGTTTCTTTTCCAACAAGAGAACTTTCTTTGGCAGTTAGAGAATTGGATACAACGGAACTTCTTAATTCAATTCCAGTTGTAATATTTTCTCCAACTGTAGCGTGAACTCCAAGTTGTGTCGTGATTCCATCGTGTAAATTCAGTCCAAGAGTATTCATTGTCAATGGTTTGTCTGGAGCGGGACCAGCACCAATGACAGTGGTTCCTAATGTAAATAAGGATCCTGTACCAAAATATCCAGCATAAATGGATGCCGTTCCTGGAAATAAACCACGAATTTCATTTGGAATGGCTAACGCAGTATCAAAGATTGGGTGCGTTACATTGAGATTGAAAGATTCACTAAAGGTAAATGCCATATTACTTACAACTCGCAGAGACTCCGTTTAATAAATCAGTAATAACCGATGGTAGAATTGAATTTAGTAGTGGACTGAATGGTGATCCACCTTGAATAATTTCACCTACCATATTGATAAAGTGATCTGTGACAATATTGACCTCTGCTTCTCCTCTGACACAGACTTTGGTTCCAGATAAAGTCAGTTGTTCTCCACTATCAATTGTGATTCCACCATTGGATTTCAGTAAAAAAGCACCATTGTCAGTGTCGGGACCACGAGATTCAAGATAAATGTTTTTCGCAAGTATCTTTACATTTCCAGAAGGTGCGGAGAAAACAATGTCTCCATTCTCACAGTAAACACCATAGGCGATATCTTCTTCTTCTGCCTTATCTCTTCCTTGTGCTAGATTGTGCCCACAAGTAATAACATTCCTTCCTTGAACGTGCTCCGTTTTGCCACCATCATTCGTATACTTTAATGTTGAGTTAGAGGCAACTGAAAATCTAAACTCCGTACCATCGTCTGCTTCTTTGGGACCACCTGGACCAAAGAACATTGTGCCGTGAGCATTATCAGTAACAATATATTCCGGTGATCTCTTTTTTGCCATTACTTGGTAACACAATCAATAACTTTAATGAGTCTGGACGGAACAAAATCTGGTTGTTCATTAAGATATTGCTGCCGATTCACAAATCTCATCACAGGACGAACTTGTAATCCAGATCCAGTATCACTATTTATTGTGATCTCTGGGATCTCGGCAAACCCACATCCAGAGTTTAAAACTTCCATTGATACAATCTGACCAACTTCTGTAATTTGAACTTTAACTTGTAGTCCTGGTAGATCTGGGGTAATAGAAACACTATCTGTAGGTAGATATCCAATTCCAGTGCTTATGATTTCAATACGGTCCAAACAAGTCACATATTCTCTCGTTGTGGTTTCTACAGGTGCGATCAGTTCTTGTGGGATTTCTTCAAACTCTGTAGTTCCCGAAACATAATTTAGATAACTAGAACCACTATTAATCATAACAACTTCAGTGACTTCTCCAACGTTATTGATTACAGTGTATCCTGAAGCATAATTTCCATTTCCACAATTATCTTGGAATGTGACAAATGGAGGAGCAGTATATCCAGCACCACCATAAGTTAGATCAACACCTACAACTTCACCAAGTGAATTCACAACGGCATTTCCGACTGCTCCTACTCCACCACCACCAAAGAACACTACGTTAGGTGGACCACAACGGAAGGCACCAGGGAAACATTGTACTCCTGGGGGTCTAGTTCCACTCGCAAGAACGTTTCCTTCAAGTCTTTCATCACCAAAAATTGAAACGCCAGGAAGAGCATTTCCAATAAATTCATCCACCTTACCTAATACAGCATCTTCAATTTGGTCTGCGTTAGGAATTGGTAAGAAATTCTTGAATGATTCTTCCATTGCTGGAGTTGGTCCCGCTCCAGCAGATGCTCTCCACGAATTAATTTGAGTACACTTTGGTTTAGCACACAAAAAAGACTCAAATCCAAGAATAAAATCAATTGCCTGAAAGACGTTACCAGCAATTTTAGCAACTCCACCAAGAACGTCATTAATTCCAGCAAGAATTGGTGCGAGTGCTCTGTCTGTTTGAACGGCAAGATTATTAATTAAAGCGTTAGTAAATTGCTCCACGGCACAGATGGGAGCATTGATCACATTTCCAATCATCGCAAATAGGAAATCTACGACGAGATTTCTTAATCCTTTAATAATTTCATTGAACTTACAGATTAAAGAATCAATAATTGCTTTGATAACGGCATTCTTGAGATTTTTTGATAGAGATGTCAAGATACGATCAATGACTTTTTCAATTAATTTCCTCAAAAGATTTAAAATATAATTACGAACTCGTTGAATCAGCAACTTTAAGATTGATGCTATAATGTCAGCGGTCCTGGCAATGATAGAAGTTAAATTTTGAATTCTATTGATTGTTCCCTGAATATAGAGATTATAGTATTTCTTAATTCCTTTAAGAAAATCAAAGAAATTTAGTAGTGCGTTATTGATTGAGGCAAGAGTGCTTTTTCCACAAGGACTTGCTGAATCTAGGCGTAAATTTTCAATATCTTTTTCAAGTGCTCTTAATGCCGAATAGTTGAATCCATCTCTACATTTTTTCTCTTCATTGGACCAAGAAGTTGATAATTCAGAAGCAACGGGACAAGTTTTTTCAACGTCCTTTAAAAAGTTTTCAAGTATTTCTTCTAATCCTTGAAGTGCATTTTGTTTATCACTATAAGAGTTAATCAGGTCTGCATATTGTGGAAATTCATTAAGTAATTCTGGAGTAACTCCAGATGCTCCAATACGATCTAATAGACTTTGTTGTGGTGGACCAGCAGAAATGATAATATTATCTAACTGTACTGCTTCGCTCTGAATAAGTGCCGTAAGTGTGGAAACATCCTCTTTAAGTTTATTAACTCCCTTATCAGTATAGAATGGACTTAATGGTTCTTGTTCCGCTGGTGATTCTTGTAATTGTGGAATTTCTATTTGAGTTTCTTGATATTGTTCTACTTCTAATTCTGCTTGTGTAGGTCTTGGAGGTGGTGGAGTTGGTGTTCTTCTTGGAGTTGTTGTAGGACCGACAGGATTGCCTTTTTTAAATTGTCCAAGATATTCTACTTTAATGTTATTTAAAACACCTGGTCCCAATGTTCCTGTTGGTGATAATGATCTAAAAGATGCTTGACTTAAATCAATTACTCTCCCAGGTTTTAGTGATCCTACATCATTGAGTTTTACTAAAATTGATTTTCTTGTATCTAGATTTGTAACACGGGCATATCCAAGTTGTTTTGTTTTTTCCGGAACACCAAACTGATTTCTAATGTCTATTTGAATCGCTGCGCTATATTCTTCAGTATTGAAACGATCACCTTGTGAAGTTCTATTGCCCTGAAAACCAGGACCATAATAACTCGCTTGTCCCTTTACAAAACCTGACATTATAAACTTACCTCCTTGTTCTGATATTTATTATTGAGTGACACTTAATCTATTTGTCTCGTTTTGGTAATATTGGGATTGTTCAAATCTAGCAGCATTAATTACAGATTGTGATGGTGGTTCATTTGTAACTCTAGTAAATCCTTCTCGTTCTCCATCTACATTTTTATAAGTCGTAACTTCCCACTTACCATCTGCGGTTTGTCTAACTGTTGGTTCACTTGGTATTCCAGTTGAGGTTGTTGTTGGTGTTGATGATATTTTTTCTTTATTATTTTGAATATCTTTCTGATCTTTTGGTATTTCTTTTGCCTTATCAAAATCTTGCCTTGTTGGTTGCGCTGCTTCGGTTGGTTTATCACTACCAATTACTTGACCACTATGAGGTTGAGAGGCATTATATCTTGTAATGTTTTTAAATTCGGTTGACTTTTGGGTCTTTACTTCTTCTAATGAAATATTGTTCTCATAAGTTCCTCTACCTAGAACAGCAGTAATGACTGGAACTTGATTGAAAGGATCTAAAAAGTATCCTCTTACCCATTCTCCACCAGTAAGACCTGTTGATCCACGACTTGCGTTTCCTTGAGTTGTTGGTCTCTCTACAATTGCCCAAGGTAATTGGTCGTTTGGAGTTACAGTTCCAGACTTATCGTGAATACCTACAATTCTTACTTTAACTCTATCTCCCCAACCATCGGGATCAGTTTTATCTAGAGTTTGATTTGGTGGAACTTGCCCAATAAACCACTGATAGTTAATTCCGGCAAATCCTATATTGTCTATAGATTTTGACATTTTATTTTGATATTAATCCGTAAGTATCTCGCACTAATGTCAATGATGTAAATGAACGTGTAGGATCAAAACTATGGCATAAATGAACAATTAAATATTTGCCACTCTGATGTTCATCATAAGCACCAAGATTCTTATTATCTATAGTGACTTTTTCAAATAAACACTCAACAACATCGCCAGCTCGTAGTTGAGGATTACAAGGAACAACGATATTTAATCCTTGAGTAAACAATAAATTATATCTCGTAGTAGATCTTGCCTGCCATTCTTTTGGATCATTATTAATATTAATACCAACACCAGAACTTAAACTAGAAACGTCTAAAATATGAAAATGTGTCCTTGTAAATTCATCAAATCCTTGCGGAATATCCACTTGTTTTCCCAAATATTTTTCAAGTTTTTGTTCCCCCAACTTTACAATAATTTCATCATACTTAAATGTTCTTGGATCAAAAAATATATTTCTAGACGAATAAACTCCAGATCTTAAAGCACTAATTGTATTTTGATTTTTGAATGGTTTCAAAGAAAGAATTTTAAAATCATTATCATTATCTGCTCGTAAAACAGAATTTCTTATATAGGTTGCTTTTGGTTTAGAAGATATTAAACTACTTATTGATTTAAAGTTGATTCCATCCGCAGTTTCATAGAAAAAATATCCAGGATCTTTTGATGATGCAGGGACAGATTTTGATGCTAATGTAATAAGAACTTTAAATGGATGTTGATTAGCACCATAAAAATCGTATGAAAATTTTGTTTCATCAACAAAAATTTTATTGGGTTGTACCTTTAATTCATTTCTTAAAATTTTTCTAACGCTATCAGATATTTTACCTTTATATGTTTTAGATATAATAGTCGTTTCATTTTGGATTGAAAGTTTTGATGTTAAAGCCAGAGTAAAAACTTCTCTGTTTGATTCTTGTGCCGCAACAGGAGCACCATTTACAACTAATGGGTTTAATTTAAAATTAAGTGTCCCCTGTTTAGATCTAATCTTGAATTCTAGATTTTCATTTCCCGTGATTGGTAGTGAATTTACAATTGAACCAGTTCTACCTTGCTTATCTTGAGAACTACTCGTAGGAATTGGCGAACTACCAGTATCTACAAGAACCATGTTGGCAGTTACAACAGGAGAAAAAAGACTTTCATAATACTTAAATGAAATCGTTTTGCCAGCAAGATCTACTCTCTTTCCATTTCGGTCAATGAATAAGTGTTCGTATAAGGAAGATACTGATGCTGACATTTATTTTAAGATAAAAGTAATGGATTTATTTCTGGTATCATATTATTTGATGATTCACTACTATTATTTACTCTAATTAATTGTGGAAATGGTACTGGTTTTTCAATCACTTGGGTAACAAAGAAATCAAAACTACCCATTGCCATTAAAGAATCCTCTGGATTTGTTCCGATTTTTGTACTCGTTTGTAATGGTTTTACTTGTTTTTGTTTATCTTTTATTTTTTTGAGCGCACTTGGTGTGGGTCCACTACTTAAGTGCCCTAACAAATACTTATTTCCACTTTCATCAATAATAATTAGACTATTTCCATATCCCCCGTTGTATCCTTCATCATACTCTATAAATTTTAGATTTGATCCAATACTAATTGGAGATCCTGTATTTGCCGAATAATCAAATCCTTTATGACCTCTTCCAGCGCCAAGACCATCTCCTTGTGATAATTTGCTCAAAGGAACTCCACCAATAAAAACATTATCAAGAACATTTTTTGGAATTGTTCCACCAGCACCGCCACGGCCATCTCCTGTTTCAATGTGTAAATGTGGTCCCGTAGAATAACCCGTGCTTCCAATCGCTCCGAGTATATCGGTAGGATCAACTTTAACACCACTTGGGGCATTTACTCCACCAGATGTTGGTGAAGGTGGAGTTCTTCTAGCACTAGATGGTATTTTTGAAGTTGGAGGTTTCTTATCTTTGTCTTCTCTATCTTTTAAATTAATTAAAAATTGATTAAAACTTTCATTAACGTCAGTGAAGTTTTCATTGACACCTCCTTTACCATCAAGAAGAATTGAATGTTCTTTAAGTTGTTCGGTAACAGTCGCAAATGTGCCAAAAGCATTAGTGCTTTCAATTGCTTTTCTTCCCATTGGAGTTGGAGTTGCTCCCTTAAATCCTGATGTGGATGTGGTTTTTGATTGTTGATTTGGTGAGGTTTTTGAACCACTTGATGTTTTTACCGTACCTCCTCTCGCAAATTTTTGTGGTGGTTGCGGATTTGATGATCCCATTGGAGCATTTGATCCAGGTTGCGATGGGGAGGATGAAGATCCTTGAGAACCTTGAGATGAGGGTGAAGATGATGAACTAGAATTTGGAGTGGGATTATAAAAAGCACTCCAAATTTTATAGGCATTATCAACAATATCAATTATTTTTCCAAATTCATTTTTAGCCCATTTTAACTCATT